GCGTTTCACCGAATAGCGCCGTTCCACCTCATACACCGTATAAACGCCGTCAAAATCAGTGTTCGTACCATACACCTGCATCTGCATCCGCGGTACCGTCACAATATCCGCCGGCGCCTCGAGGCTGATCGTGCGTTCATGGCTGCTCAGTTGAGACGCGAGTCTCCGTGCAAGCTGCTGCGCGTCCGCTGCCCCCAGATTCGGCCGCAACGTGATCATCGATGCGCCCCCTGATACGCCATTGCCATACAGCGCCGATTGAGACACGACCTGTTGCAGCGCGCAGTCCCAGCTTTGCACCTGTAGCGAAAACCCGGCGCCGATCGCCAGGTCGCGATTCATCTCCATCGCCATGCACGCGTCCGGTGAAATCGCAATATATCCAGATGGGATGGATGACGGCTGGAAATATAAAGTCAGGCCGCTCACCCAAACATCGTAGCCCTCCAGCTGCGCCAGCCACGACAGCACATCCCACTCCGTCGTCGCCCGGCCATGCTGGCTCAACGCAGTGCGCGTATGACCCGCCTGATAGAACCGCCCGATCAGCTCGGCCGTAGGTGTAACCGATGCCGCCAGACCGTGGCGGCCGGCCAGCAGGCTTGCCACGTCACTGGACGTCAAATTCTCGAAACTCTCATGTGTCTGCGCTCCGATCAGAAGCGCGCTGCTGTCGCGCCCAGCCACATCGACCTGTCCGACAATCGGGTCTATCCGCAGCGTGTCACCCTGCCCGACAATCAATGATTGCCAGGCCCCATCCACGCCGGCCTGAATGTCCACCTGCAATGGAAGCGCGGACCACAGCGCGGCGTCATCCGCCGCCAGGGCCGAGCGGAACGAAAACCGGTCGGCCGCCAGATACGCGTTGGTATGGATCTCGGCTTCATAAACGCCCACCAGCTTCGTGCCGTTCACCAGCACTTGCAGTGCCGGCTGGCGAACATCAGCTTGCAGCACCTATCGCACCCTTATCATTCGTCGAGTCCGGAACAACCAGGGTCGTAAGCCCCGCAAGCCAAGGGTCGCTGATATCATTGGCGGCGGCGATAACATCCCATTCCGTTGCATCCCCCAATATTCTCTGCGCAATGTCAAAAAGGTTGCCGCCGGCGACCGTCAATGTCTGCATCAGAACGTGACCTGGCTGTAATTGACCACCGCGCGTGCGACATAACCACGCGCCGCCGCCGCCGCCGCCAGGCTCCCGGCCGCGTTGACTGTCGCGGTGATATTGCCCGCGGAAACTTGCTGCGCCGCGGCCAACAAAGCCGCATTTGAATTTTGAATGGACGCCGCGACGCCCTGCCCGGCCAACGCCAATGCAACACGCGCCGCCGCATTGGGCGCGGTGCCCGAGCCGGCCGGGCCGGCGGCGGCCAGCGCCGTCGTCGCGGCGGATACATCCGCCAGCCCGGCAGCACTTGCCAGATCCGCCGCCACGGCACTCACCAACGAAACCGCCGGTACAACCGCCTGCGCCGTCGGATCATCCGCCACCAGACAGCTGATGTGATAGGGAATCCACCAACTATTACGAAACGCGAAGCGCAGATCGGCTATCACGACCGTATAGAAGAATTCGTCCCACGCCAGCGGCACCGCTACACCGGCAATGCGCATCGCATCAAGCGCGCGCGCGCGGTCGGTCGCGTCGCTCCCCGCCAGCACGCCCTGCCATGCGATATCCGCGTCGTCCGGTCCCATCGCGTCCACCACGCGGGCACCACCAGGCAGCCGATAGACCGCGAGCGACTGCGCCCCGCCGAAGGTCAGAACACCTGGCACCTCAAAATCCGTGAAGACGATGCCGCCGAGCGAAAGCGCCATGCCCTACGCTCCGATCATGGCGCCAACCGGCAACCTGCTGCGGGTCGGATCGAACGCGGCGCCACCGCTGGCCGGCCGGGCGGCCGCCCGCGCCAGCGTGCGCGCCATCCATCGCCCAACCAGTGTCCCGTCCAGATACACGTCGCCCTCGGTCGGGCCGCCGCCGGCGGCCTGACCCACGCCGGCCGGAATGGTCGCAGCCTGCGATGGGGATGTCGCGGCCGCCAAAGCGCCCGACGCGGTCCCGTCACCCCCCTCTGCCGGCACTGCCGCAGCGCCACCGCCGGGGGCGGCTGGGCCGCCCGCCACGGCGGCCGGCGCGAACGGTCCCTGCAATGCCACGACACCGCGGGGCGTCGCGCCAAACCGGCCGGCGTCCGGCAATCCGGTCAAGCCGCCGGTCACCGGCCCAGGATGCGCGCCGTTTGCCGGCGCACAGGCGCGCAACCGAGCGCCACCGGTGCCCGCCGCACCGCGCCCCGCCATCGCGCCGGTGGCCGGTATCGCCACATCACCCGTTTGCCGCCGCGCCGCTTGCATGCCCGCAGCAGGCGCGGTTTCCATCGTAACGACAACGCGTCGCGAGGCCTGGCCCTGCGGCCCGGCCGCCGCCGTCCGCGCCGGTGGCACATCCGCCACGTCGCGCGCGCCGACACCCGGCCTGGCCGGCATCGTCATACCGGCGGCAACCCCGCCTGCCGCCCCCTGCGTGCGCTGCGGCCGGTCTGCCTGCCCGCTCGAACCCGGTATGTAATGTTGCCCCTTGGGTCCAGTTTGCGATGGCGGCCCGGGCACAGATTGGCCCGCAGAAACGGCCTCACCGGGCGCGACGACGCGGCTGGCCTGCCCGGATCGTTTCAATACGGCCGCCGGCCTCCTTGCTGCACCCAATACTTTTGGTAAGATTCCAGCAATCGCGTAATCGCAATGTTTTGATCCACCATCAATCCGCCCGAGTTCGCGGCGGCCGCGCGAGACCGCCGCCGTGACCCAGCGCGGCATATGGCCCGAAAACGCGTGGTGACTGCGGTCGCTCACGCGGCACCTCTTCAAGGTTGGAAGTAAGGAAGGCCTTCTTTTTTGAAAAAAAGAAGCAAAAAACTTTTGCTCTCGCGCCCACTTCACCTTGCGCAATCTTGCCCAACCCAGCCCGGATCCAAAACGACAAAAGTTTTTTGGTTCTTTTTTTTAAAAAAGAACATGCTCCTTGTCAGCGGCAAACCCGGCAACGTCGCGTTTCGCAACGTCGTTACGCCAGCCATCGCCCGCCATCCCAGTCATAGACCAGCCCATCCAACTCACCGAGGATGACAATCCATGCCAGCCTGTCGGATGGCGTAAGAGAGAACGCGACGTCAAACGGCACCCCGTTCTTGACCAGGTATAGGCAGTCGATCAGATCGGGGTGCCGGCTGAGTTTCCCGCGTGCACGAGCTCCACGGTTTCAGGCGTATCTTCGGAAAACGCGTCGGCCGCAGCTGACAGGCCCTCGTCGCCCAGCAGCTGCACCAGCGCCTCCAACTGGCCTTCGCGCATCGGCGCAGGCACCGGAACACCATCGATCGCAGTCACCGACGCAGCCAGCATGGCCATGCCAAAATAAGGTGCATTCTGCGCCAGATCGGGTCCGACCGCCTTGAACAGACGCAACCGATCCAGTGCCGATAGGCGGCGCACGCTGACCTGTCGCCCCAGGGCATCGCGCACCACGAACTGTTCCGCGGCGGCCGCCACAATTCGGCCGCTCGGGCTATCCATCACAACCGCTGCCTCTGGGTTGCATAGAACTCGAGCTTCTGCCGCACACTCGCATCACCGCGCCACGACCCCGAATTGGCCAGCTTGAAGACGACACCGCTATATTGATACGTGGACGTGGTGCCGTCCACTTCAGCAATGTATTGGTACACCGTGCCCGCCGGCATGGAACCTTGGTTAAAGAACGCCGCCTCGATTTCCGAAATGAAATCGTCGACCGCGCTGGTGCCGCGTTCGACCTCAAAGCTGCCTTCCCAGCCTTTTGGTAATTCTGCCCCCATCGGCACCCCGTCCAACCGGTCCAGTCGAACCGACTGCGTAATCTGCCGGCTTTCAAAGCCGGTCACGTAGGTGAGGTCAACCCGTCCGAACGGGCCCATCACAACCAGTTGGCAGTCGCGGCCGATGGAGAAGGAATTGATTGGCATGACGAACATACTCCGTGCGGGCCGGGCAATGCCGCGGCTGCATGAACGGGGTGCCGCGGGCCCGAGGGCCCGCGGACCAGTCTCGCGCCTTGTTCGATCGCGCTAGCCCCGGTGGACGCCGTCGTCGCAGGTCGGGTCGGTCGGATCACAGTCCCGATCGGCATGCAGCGTCGCCGGTGCCTGACCGATCTGTGCCTCGAACGCCACCAGCGCCGCGACCGCTGCGGACAATGCCGTCGCCTCGGTGGTGCTGCCCGCGGGCGCGTTCTGCCACGCCAGCAGCGCGGCCTGTGCCGACGCGAGCAACGCCGCCGCCTGCTTGACCAGGGCCGGATCGGCACCCGGGTCGGCCGCATACGCCGCCTCCGCCGACGCGGCCACATCGTAGGCCGCAGTCAGATCGACCTCGTCCTGAACCTTGCTGGCGCATGCGCCAAGGAGAACCGGGGCACTCAACAGGGCAAAAAGCGCTATCCTACGCATCGACGGCTCCTGACTAAGAAAATTGCGTGTGCGGCGTCACCGGTCAGTGACGCAGGAAAACAAAAGGACTTCTT